TGGTGGCGTTCAACGCCAGCAATTTGGTAAATGTTGCGAAAGAGCTAAAAGCGAAATATGAAACTACATCTTACGTTATCTGTGCAGATGACGACAGATTCAATTTTGACACGGACGGGACTCCGAAAAATGCTGGCAGGAAATACGGCGAGGAAGCGGCAAAAGCTTGCCTTGGAACCGCCGTATTTCCAACTTTTACAAATCACGAGAGTCACCCGACTGATTTCAACGATCTTCACATCCTCGAAGGTCTTGATATGGTTCGAGAGCAAATTCTCGGTGCGCCGGAAGTTGAAAAGCAATACATCAACTGCCTTGGCCACAATGAGGACAGCTATTTTTACACCAGCTCATCGAACAAGCACATTCGAAAGTTGACGGCTGCAAATCATACTAAACAACAATTACTTAGTTTGATGGGGCTCGGGTACTGGTCGAGCATTTATCCTGCCGACAACGCTGATGGTGTGGATTGGACTTTGGCGATTGATGACCTGATGACCAAGTGTCGAATCAAGGGCCCTTTCAGCCTGCAGTTCGTTCGTTCCACTGGATTGTGGCGGGGAGATGACGGGAAGCTCGTTCTGAACACTGGCCGAGAATTGGTCATTGATGGCAAGAAAAAGGGCTTTCATAGCCTAAAATCGCGCCATATATATGAGCCTGCCGACATGGTTTTGCCTGTCCCGAAAAGAGTTGCGACGGCCGAGGAGTGCAGACAGTTCTGTGATCTCTTGGATATGTTCAGATGGGCCAGTCCTTCTCATGCTCGCTTTCTGGCGGGTTGGTTGATGGCGGCGCCTGCCTGTGGTGCTTTGAGATGGCGACCTCATGTGTGGATCACTGGAGCCTCTGGGGCTGGTAAATCGACCATTCTCGGGGAGGTTGTTGAGCCTATATTGTCAAAAATCTGCTATTTCATTCAGGGGCAATCGACTGAAGCTGGCATCCGGCAATCCCTTGGCAACAAAGCGATCCCTGTTTCATACGATGAATTTGAGATGACGAACCAGAAATCTGGGACTCGTGTGGAAAGTGTCATCGAGCTGCTCAGACAGGCCAGCTCGGACAACAATGCTCGCGTGATGAAAGGATCTGCCGATGGTCAGGCGATTCAGTATTCTTGTACCACGATGGCCATTATGGCTGCCGTGAACACAAATCTGAATTTCGAGGCCGATAAGAACAGATTCACTATTATCGAGCTTTTGCGTCACAAAGGGAACAAAGCAGAGTCTGCTGCCCATTTTCAGGAAATTGAGAAGATGCTCGACATCCTGACTCCTGAGTTCGTCGAGGGTTTTTATGGCCGAATCATTCATTTCTGGCCGACTTTCAGCAAAAACGTGCAGACCATCTTCGACCAGATCACCAAGCAATATAATGCTCGGTTTGGCCAACAGTACTCTGTTTTGCTGGCCGGATGGGCTCTTTGTCAGTCCGACAGAATCCTGTCAGATGATGATGCGAAATTCATAGTCAACAGCACGGACCTTGAGCAAAAGCTTCAAGATCAGGGCGAGGATGATGAGACAGATTGCTTTGGCTATTTGATGGCCAAAAAGGTGAGCATTCGAACAGAACATCTTTCGACAGACATCCTTGTCGGGGAGTTGATTCATAAAACTATTGACGCGCTACAACGGCCAGCCGGATACGGCCATAGTTCAGGAGTTGATAAGGAATGGGTGAACTCGCTGATGAATTATGGGATGCGAGTGAAGGGTGATTACGTCTATATTGCCAACAATCATCCCGAGATCAAGTCCCTTTTTCGCGATACGAAGTGGGTGAATAACTATGATCGGTCATTGAAGCGCGTTGCTGGTGCCGACTCAAATGATAATAAGTCTCAGTATTTCGGTGCTGGACTGTCTAAAAAGTGTACGCGATTGCCTATTGCGTCATTCAAATCAGAATAATTTCTGACCCCGACAGAAATGGTTTGCGGAATTCTTCAATGATTCCGCAAACCTGACCTTCTGACCAAAAACTTGGAAAAAGAGAGAGACTCCTATATATAAAAATAAAAAAAACTAAAAAAAGCTCTCTCTATATATATATCTATTTAAGGATATAAAGTTATAAAGTCAGAAAAAGCTAAATGCGCTGTGTTATTAAATACTTAACGTCCTGCGTTGTTTCTGACCTAAGGTCATAAAGGTCAGAAAGGGTTTCTGGACTATGAACTCCAATTTTTCGTGCGATAATTTGGAAATGAACACTCTGGAAAAACTAGAAGCATTGTTGAGGTGGTCAAGGGCTCAGGGGAGTTATCAAAGCGATCTCCGAGACATTGAATCGCTCATGGATTGCTACTACAGGCAGGGTGAGCAATTATCCGCTGGACAACATGCCGCAATGGAGAACATTATATCTGAGAACAGAATTATTCTGGAAAGTTACGCGAATTGAGAGTTACGGATGAAAGAAACAAAAAACATCAAATTAGTCGCTTACCTCAGATTCATCGGAATCTATCCCGACACAGTTGAAGTCGTTTCAAGAGGTCGAGCCAAATATCACTTCAAAATGGATTCAAAGACTTGGCTTCAGTACAAACAGGAGTTCGACAAGTCTGATTTTATCAAGTACGCCGCTTGCATTGATGCAGTGGTTGATCTGGCTTACTAAGAGAGGTCTTGATGGCCACACTTAATGACAAGCAAAAACTTTTTGCTCTTGAGTACATGGTGGATAGAAATGCCACAAAGGCCGCCGAACGTGCTGGATACTCCAAGAAAACAGCAAAACAGCAAGGTTCTCGACTGTTGTCCAATGTTGACATTCAGGCGCTAATTCAGGGATCACACCAGAAAAGAGCTGAGAAGCTCGAAATCACTACTGATCGGGTTGTTCAAGAGATAGCGATGGTGGCTTTTGCCAATATGGGCCTTGTTTGTGATTGGGATGAAGAGGGGAATCTGAAGCTGACAGCCAGAGACAGCATGAGTCCTGAGGGACTGGCTGCTTTGAATATGATTCAAAAGGTGGATACTTATGCCGAGGGCGAGGTCGCCAGCACAAAATTATCTTTCAAACTGAACGACAAGCTCAAAGCATTGGAGCTGCTGACTAAATACTTAGGAATTTTGGATGGATCTGGAGCTAAGAAAGACGATACAGGAAGCGCCAAGAGCAGACTTCTTTCGATTACTAAACGAATTGGACTCGGAGCCGGAGGAAGTGGGCAATGAAGCGATTCGCATCCGATGTGAAACAGACTTCCCTCTATTTGTGGAAATTTTTCTGCCTCACTATCTCGAATTTCCTTTTAACTCCTTTCACAAGAACTGTTTCAAATTTTATGAACGACGCGGCGTGGCGGTACGAACAGTGGACTGTGCGCCTCGTGGCTATGCGAAGTCTACCGTCAAGACGTTGTTCAAACCGCTCCATGACATATGCTATGCACTCCAAAAGTATCTCCTTTTCATCTCCTGTACTAAGTCACAAGCAATCGAAAAGCTTAAAGACATTCGGGCTGAGATCATGTCGAACGATCTGCTCATTGCTGTTTATGGAGTCCATTTTCCGACTGCGAAGGCTGGGGCGGAGGCTTTTGAGGTTTATTCTCCGGCTGGGCAGGTCTATTGCAAGACGGTTTCCAGCGGGACTGAGATCAGGGGCCTCCGATATCGTGAGACTCGCCCGTCAAAAATTATCTTGGATGATGTCGAAGATTCGGAAGAAGTCCACAACGAAGAGCTCCGAGAAAAAACACTCGCGTGGTTCAATGAGGTTGTCGCGAACTTGGGATCCACTAAAACGGACATTGAGATCGTAGGAACCGTCCTCCACGGGAAATCACTTCTGATGTCGTTGAAAAACAATCCGGCGTACACCACCACAATTTATCAGGCTGTCATTAGCTGGGCAGACAATAAGAAGCTTTGGAACGAGTGGCGGGGCATTTATAACGATCTGGATAATGACAATCGGCGCGAAGATTCGGACAAATTCTACGAAGAGAACAAAGAGGCCCTTCTCGAAGGGACTGAGGTTCTTTGGCCAGAAAAAGAGTCATATCTCTATTTGATGCGAGAAATGGTCGAAAAAGGCAAAAGAGCCTTTATGAAAGAGAAACAGAACAAACCTTTGCCTAGTGACGAGGCTTTATTTGACGACATTTGGTGGTACACTGATACGGTCCAGAATGGCGTTGAGGGAATGCTGATCGAGAAGACAGGCGTTTTTATCCCCAAAAACAAGACCTATTCGTATGGAGCGATGGATCCGGCCACTGGCGAGAGCAAGAGCAAAAAGAAGACAAAGCTTGATTTCACCTGTATTCTATCAGGGCGCAAGGATTTGAAGGGGAGGCTTTTTGTCGCCAAGGACTTCACAAAGAGGGCCAAGCCGACTAAATATATTCAGGAGATCTTTGAACACCATGATGTGATGGATTATGAGAAGTTCGGCGTCGAGATAAACCTCTTTCGTGGGCTTTTGCTGGAAAACATCAAAAGGGCGCGTCGAGAGATCGAGCAGGATAGAAAGAAAAGAGGTGTCAGCGATTGGGGTATTAAAGTACCATTCTACGAGATCGAGGCACGAGAGAAGAAAGAGAAGCGGATTTTTACATTAGAGCCAAAGGTTAACAATGGCTGGATTTTATTTAATAGGAATTTGAGCATTGAGTTTATGGATATGATTGAACAATTTCCTTCAGCAGACCACGATGACGGTCCAGATGCTCTGGAAATGCTGTGGGGAATGGTTAATAATAGATACAAGCCAAGTCCGGTCAGTCTTAACGCAATGGGGAGCAGATAATGGCGGAACAAAAAAGATTTGCCGGATTAGCCAGCAGGGCCGAATTGAAAGCAGCAAACAACCTTGGAACAGTCCTCAAAAAAGAAGAGGGCTCTTTGCAGTTTCGACGGCCTGACCTAGATGTCTTGGATGCCTATTATGAAGGCAGACAATACTCTGGAAAGCCTGACTGGGATGCAGGATCACAAGATGGTCAGCACGTTCCAATCCGTGACAGAAAGCCTCGTTTGCAGTTCAACTTCGCAAAAGTCATGTGTTCTCGTATCGCTGCAAAGCTTGTCGGCAACAAAACCTTCCCTCTTATGAAGGTCGAAGATGATCCTGATACCGAGGAATTCATCAACATCATCAAAAGATCGAGTCGAATCAAGGCTCAGTTGGCTGAGCCTGTTCGTCGTATGTGCGCCAGTGGATCTGTTTTGGTCCGCTTCTCTATTATTGGCCAAACTTACAAAATTCAGCATTTTCTATCAAAATGGTGTTTCCCAGAGTTCGATGCTGCTGGGAACATGGAAAAAGTAAAAATTCAGTATGTATTCGAAGACCATGAGGATCTTGACGAGAAAAAGCGCCCTAAGCGCAAATGGTTTCGAATGGACCTGATGAAAGATAAAGACATCCTCTTCAAGCCGAAAGAGTTCGACAAAGATGAGGGTGAGCCGAAAATGGAAATCCAAGAGGTTGCTGACCACAATCTTGGTTTCGTTCAGGCCGAGTGGCTTAGAACCAGCGAAAGCCCGAACAGCATTGATGGTGATTCTCTAATTGCTGATATTTTAGGCTTTGTCGACGAATTGAACTATAATCTGTCACAGACTTCGACGGCCATTCAATACAATCAAGATCCTCAGTTGCTCCTTAATGGAATGGATGAGGAAGAGGTTGATGAGTTGATTCGGAGCTCTCAAAAAGCTTGGCAGCTTGGTCGAGAAGGAAAAGCAGAGTTTCTTGAGGCTGGAATGTCCGGCGTCGAGGCTGCAGAGGGATTTCGCGACAAGATCAGAGTCGCTGTTCAAGATTTGGCCAGAGTTATTCTGTTGGATCCTGAGAAAATGGTTGCTCACGCTCAATCTGCAAAGGCAATGGAAGTTCTCCATGGTCCAATGGTTGAGTTGATTGAGGAAATGCGGCCGATGCTCGAAAAGGGCATTCAGTCGATCATGCTCAAAATGGCCCTTGCCACATTGATTCAAAATGAGCGTGGAGCCGTTGTTCCTGTTCAAATCCCTAAGGGATATCAGCCGAAGAGCCTTGAGCTCACTTTGACATGGCCTGAGATCTTCCCTTTGACTTTGGAGGATCTGAGAACAAAAGTCTCAATCGCCACCACTGTCTCAAATGCCAACTTGATAAGTCGAGAGACTATGATGAAATGGATTGCCGGAGACTTCGGTGTCGAAAACTTTGAAGAAGAGGTTGAAAAGGTAGCCAATCAACCTGTGATTAATCCGTTTGGAGGGTTCTAATGGCAGACAAGCCTAGATTTATAAGAAAAAATGGAAAAGTTGTTCCTGTTGGTGGCAAAAAAAAAGGCGGCTCAGCAGATAACAAGAAAGCGTCTAAAATTGTCAAAAACTCCCCTTCGAAGAAAAAGAAGGTCGGGAAGGCTGAGAAAGTCGGTCCAAAAGCTGGTTTCGTTGCTGGTGCAGCGGCTGGTTTGGTGAAATCGAAGGGCGGGGCCGGATCTAAAGCTCTGAGTGCTGCTCTCGGTGGAGTGATTGGAGCTGGGGCTGGTCGACTTGGCGGAAAAGCAGTCGATAAGATCAATGCCTCAAAGAAAAAGAAAAAAACAACACAGGGGTTCTAGATGGCCAGAGCAAAAGCGTTGATGCGTCTCGCACGCAAGAAATTGAATAGAGCAAAACCCATCGCTCAGCTTGGTGCTGTCGGCGCTTTTTCTGGTGCTGCTGCGGGATTCTCAGGATCTCAGGCGGGACTCAAAGGGGCTGGAGCAAAAGAGGGTGCTGTCACCGGAGGCGTGGCAACGGCCGCATCGGCTGTTGTTTTTCGAAGAATCAGAGGAAGATTGATTCCTATTCGTGTAAAGAGAAAGTAAATGTCAGGACCAGTCACAAACACAAACGGAGAAGAGGTCAGATTCGTTCGCATTCGTGGGCGGGTTGTTCCTATTAAGAAAAAGAAGCAGTCATCCGTTGCTGGTCGCCGAAAAAGCAAAAAAAGTGGAAAATCAGTAAATAAAAAGGAAGTGGCAAAGGGCACGGGAATATTCTCTGCTGGAATTGCCAGTGGAGTTTTTGGTGGATCTGTCATCGCTGAGTTCGGCGCAGAGACGAGAAGAGCTCGAAAAGAATCAAAAAAACTCTTCAATAAAGGTTTCAGGCTACAGAAAAATGCTGCAAAATTCGAAGGATCCCAAGCTGATTTTCTTAAAAAACAGGCGAAAACATTCACCAAGGCGGGCGCTCGACAAAGAGATCGTTCTCGTCGCCTCGGAAAACAGGGCTTTGCTATCGGAGCTGGAGCGATTGCGGTTGGGGGATTCCTCTCTGCCGCTGGTTTGCGTAGATCTACCGAGGGAGCCACAGGAGAAAAAACAAACCTTGGCCAAGAAGCTTTTACAGACCTTGGATCCGCTGCAGCCTTGGCCGGAGCGACCAATGAGTTCGGATTGAAGAGTGGCAAAAAAGGAAAGTCCGCAGCCCGCGCATTGAGAAAGATTCTCAGTAAAGGAAGGTTGTAATGAGAGCCCTATTTGATGATACAATTTTCATCTATAGCGGTGCTCACGGACGAGGCCGCGTCTAATGCCTGCCAAAGCCGGAAAAGTTATATTTAGACGCATTCGAGGCCGACTCATTCCTATCAGAGTGAATAAGTCAAAATCCAGACGAGATGTCGGAGATCAGCTCCAGAGAATCAAGCAAAAGAAGACTCGCTTGGCTCGAATGGACAAGGCCATTGATAAAGAATTTGGATACACCGATTTTTCTGAGGAAGCTGGCTATATCGACAGAAAGGCTCGAATGATCGACTTTTCTGAGAGAAAGCAGGGCGGTGGTGGCCAGAGATCCTTGGATCATAGGTCAATCGAGCGTGTATTTGAGTCCAAAAAGGCCAAAAACAGATCAGAAAATATGTTCCATTTTATGAAGGAAACTGACTCAATTCGAATGAGTGACAACGGTACTGACATTTCCTTCGACATGGTGAAAAAACCGTCTTCTCGTCAAATTAACCAGATGAAACGGATTGCTCGCCGAAAAGAGACTATATTTGCCGACCACACTGAATTGAGTGGTGATGTGAAAAAGTCAGGGACATTTGGATCAGTGGATGAGATGATCCGTTCTCTTTTCGGAGATGATTGATGCCCTTTTTCCAAGATTCGACAGTTACCGAGCTGATTCAGGCCAATATTGAGCGTTTGGATAAGCTTGAGGCTGATCAGCAGGAAAAACTGGTCAGGATATTTCGCGATGTCAGGACTCGGCTCCAAGATCGTCTTTTGACTATTCCGGCAGGGACATTCACTCAACAGCAAGTCAGAGTCACTTTGGTTCAGATCGAATCGGCTATTTCTGCCCTAAAAAGGGATCTTACGGATGGAATGATCGAGCCCTCCGAGGTTCTTTCTGAGCAAGGTGTTCAGGATATGATCAAAGAGGTGAATAAGTTCTCAAAGAAATTCGAGGGATCAGTCCAGCCTCTCAACCTCAATGCTGCTTTGGTTGCCGCAGATAGTCGAAGCTTTCTCGTTAACAAGTATGAGTCCAGCATTGCTGCTTATGGCGAAGATTTGAGATCTCAGATCACCTCAAACATTATGCAGGGAATGATTGCCAGAGAAACGACTGAGCGAACTGTTGGCGAGATGGTGAATGGAATTGGTCGATTTTTTGCCGGAGAAGAGTGGAAAATCCGAAGAATTGCCAGAACCGAGCTCCACAACATCTATAATTTCTCGAAAATGAATGCCATGATCGAGACAAAAGACAGCTTGGTGCCTGATTTGAAGAAGAGTTTGATGCACCCTATGGATCATCGGACAGGTGAAGACAGTAAAAAATTGAATTCTGATAATCCAATAGTAGACATCGGGCAGCCTTTCAGGTTTAAATTTAAGGGTAAAGAGCGAGTTTTCATGTTTCCGCCAGACAGACCAAATGATCGTTCGATCTTGGTTCCGTACCGGAAAGCATGGGACAAAGCCAGTTAGTTAAACAAAAGGCTAGAGGCCTAAAAAGGAGTTACGATATGCCAGCAGAAAATGGTACAATAGAAAATGGAAACGGTGAGAACGGCGACAACGGAAACGAAGGCGGCGATCAAAATACGAATTCCAACGACCAAAACGGACAGGATCCTGATGGTCAGCAAAATGCCAGTGGTGGTGATAATGGGGATTCTGGTAGTCTCGATTTTTCTGATCCAAAGGCGACTGAGGCTGAAATTAAAAGGCTTCGGGCTGAGAATGCAAAACATCGTACACGGAACAAAGAGCTGGACTCTAAGTTCACAGAAACGAATGAGCGACTTGGCAAGTTTGAAAGTGGTTTGAAAAAGCTATTTGGCGAGGAAGAGAATGATCTCACCCCTGAGCAGCAGATTCAGACTTTGCAAGAGCAAAATGAAACTCTTGCAGTGCAAACCGCGATTAAAGATGCGGCTTATGAATACGGCATTAAGCCAGATAATTACGAGTACTTTGAGTTTTTGGTCAATAAAAGGCTGGGCACTCTAAAAGACGGTGAAGAGCTTACGGAAGATGACATTGACGAAATCGCTAAGAAAGCGAATGGATCAACGGCAAATTCCAACACAAGCGTCGGAGCTGGTACTGGTGATGATGGTGGACAGCCTCCGGCGAATGACGATGGGGAATTAACCCTTGAGGAGTTCATGGAAATGGGTATCAACCAAAAGTCGATGCTCTTCTCTAAGCAACCGGAACTTTATAAGCGACTGGCATCGCAAGAGCGGTTGGCGAAACAAAAACGCTGACTATACAAGGAGTAAGAAATGCCAGCAACAGTGAGTACAGATTTCGTTTTCGAGCCGAAGGTGTGGAAAGAGCACGTCGGAGCCTATTTTCGCGATAAACTTGTTTTCGGAGCCATTGCGGTTCAAGACGACGAGTTGAAAGGCGAAGCGGGCGAAACAATTAATTTTCCTTATTTCGAAAAGATTGGCGCGGCTGAAGAGCCTGCAGAAACGGCTTCATTGACCGTGGACAACCTTTCGGATGACAGTTTTCAGGCTACTGTAAAAGAAGTCGGCAAAGCTGTTGGTGTTAAAAAGAAGGCTTTCAAGGTTTCGGCTGCCCGAACTGAGAAAATCATCCAAGAGATCACTTCTCAAATTGGACGTGTTCACGCTGAAAAAGTGGATAACGACCTTTTCACTGAGATGAATCTTGCTTCGAGCCATCAGGCGGTCACTGCGACCATCGCTGGCACGAACATTCGTTCTTTGAATGAGATGAAAGTTCTTGGTTTTGGTGATCTTCATACGGATGCGATGGCATTGCAGATTCACTCGTTGGATATGCTTGCGATCACGAACGATTCTGCTGCTGGCTTCCTTAAGGCCGACGCGAATGATCCGATGATTCGAGTTAAGGGATTCCAAGGTCGTTTGCTCGGCATGGCGGTTTTCGAAGCTGATAAGGTGACTCAGGGCAACCCGATGATCCACAAAGCTGATCCTTATGGATTCATCATCAAACAGGACATGGAGCTTGAGAGCGACTATGACATCCTTTCTCGCGAGTGGGTTTTCACAGGCAACCAATGGTATGCAGTGAAGTCTTTCCACGCGAAGATCTCTGCGGATGACAGAAAGTCGATCAAAGGTACATTCGTCTAATATCCAAAAATCTTAGTTAGGGCTCTTCGGGGCCCTGCTTTTACATTAATTTTAATCTGGAGTTACCATGGGAATTATGTCTGCCAGACGCCGACAAATGCGTGCTAAAAACGGTGATGAAAAGCTCACAAAAGAGCAACTAGCTCGTCGAGCTAAGAAGTTGGGCAAGGGAAAAACCAAAAACAAAGAGCTCTCTGAAGAAGAGAAGGCTGCGAAAGCTGCCGAGGCTGCCGAGAAAAAGGCCGCTGCTGCTCTGAAAAAAGCTGAAGATGCTGCTGAAAAGGCCGCTGTTGCTGTTTCAAATGCTCAGGCTGCTTTCGATAAGGCTGATTCCAATGCTAAAGAAAAAGAGACTGAGGCAAACTTGAAAAAGGTTGAAGCAGCTCAGAAAAAGCTAGATGCTGCTAAAGAAAAGCTTGCTGAAGCTGATGCAAAGGTTGAAGAGCTTAAAGCTTAAAGGGGAAAACAATGTCTCTGAGCCAAAGAGAAAAGAGCAAGGTGATCTTCTATCTTGGTTGGAGCGGTTTGACCATTGTGGAAGGTTCCACTCATTTTAATTCTGTTGTAAATGATCGGATCTCTGTCGACAACGACGAGATCTGTCGCATTGCCAAGATTATGATTGGCAAGCTTGAAAAGTGCGATGAGCAGTTGGATGCGGCCAAGTGTCGACTTGCTGCCTCAAGTGTTGATGGTGTGAAAATGAATCAACACGAAATTTCACAACTAAAAAAAGAAAGACTTCGCTGTATTCGTGAGCTTTCAGACCATTTGGATATTCCAATCACAAAGTCTGGCGGCATGAATAGATCGGTGGTCTGTTGAGCAATCTTCGCGACTCTCTTCTTCCATGCGTGGATAAGATCTTGTCGGTTCGGGATGATATTGGAGTGACCTTGCATGAGGTTTTTCTAATTGAGCGAACTTGGTCAGGAAAGAGGGTCGGTGCGGGTTCTTTTAACGAAGAGTCTCAGAAGATAAGCCCATCGCCGAGAATTGTTGATATTGGCCATGATGTGAGAGTTGTGGCGGCCGGATCCGTTAAATCTGGAGACTTGATGCTGACTGGAATCAGTCGAAATCAGTATCCCGATGAGCTGACCTTAAGGACTGATACTGTGGATAGAAACGTGGAAAAGCTCTACAAAGTGGGCAAACACTTCTATCGCGTTGTCCATATCAAGGAAAAGCTGTTAACATGGGATTTGCACATTAGAAAAGTAAGAAAAGACGAAACTGAGGAGAGGTAATATGAGCATGAAAAAGACTGACGAGAGCTTTAAAGTTGGTGGCTTGGGCAGCAAACGTCGTTCTGTTGGTGGACAGGGCAACGGTGGCGAGATGAGCGGCGGTGAAGTCATGGGCGTAAACAACCCACGCGGCGTCACTCCTAAGAAAATCGGCGGCGGAGCAATGCCATTGGCTCAAGGCCCAGTGGAGCCAAAAGTAGGCAAATAATTGGCAAAAACGGTTAATCTGGGCGACTTTTCCAGCGAAATAAAAGGGTTTACCGAGGCGACTCTCGAAGAGCAGCAGGCCGCTGTAGCTAGAGGGATCATCAAGTCTCACCAAATGCTTTTGGAAAACAGCCCAGTCGACACCGGACAATATGCCGCAAGTTGGGATTTTCTCATCACTGAGAAGAATGCAATATTGGGGAACTTTGCTCCCCATGCGGCAATAATCGAGCGAGGAGCTAGGCCCTTCAGACCTCCCCTTCAGCCTTTGTTATCATGGGCGAAAAGAGTTCTGAAAGATCCAAGTCAGCCGCCTGATTACTCTGATTCGGTTTGGGCTTTAGCGATCCACACCCGAAATAAGATTGAGCAATCTGGAATGGAGCCAAAAAACGTGTTAGAACAAGCCATGCCTCAGATCATTGAAAATGTTAAGTCGGAGCTTGAGCGTGGCGTCTGATCAAGAGTCAATAATTCATGCTTTGGCTGATTCTCTGGGGCAGTATTTGGTCAGCGAGATCGGCGAACTTGAGGAGTATTATCCTGAGTTTCCTCAACAGAATGAAGAGATCGAAATCCCTTCTGTTTCTATTATATCGTCATCGAATCAGTTTCGGGCCCTCCCTCCATATCAGTGCGAGGACACCGGAACCGTAAAAAAGAACAAAGCACAGATCATGTATGCTGTGGGCATTTATGACATTACTCTCCAAGTGGATTTGTGGGCAAGAAACAAGGCCGAGAGGGATGAATTGTACCGTTTGGCCTTTGATGCGTTGAATCCTGATATTCAGCCCATGGGTTTAAGGCTAGTCGTCGAGGAATATTACGGACAAATTGCAAATTTACTTTATACTGACCACGAATTGCCTGATAATGGGGAATCGAGTCAAGTTGATGAGTGGCGAGCAATTTTAACGGTACAAGCGACTTGCAAAGCTATAAGATGTAGATCAGAATTTATTATTACCGAAACACAAACGGCGGCTGAAATTGAGGACGCTGGACAAATTGATGAGACGGTCATTGTAAGCGAATAAAGGAGCTTTTAGATGGGAATTTTCAGAACTAACGATCCAACACAGTTCGACGATATTGATGGAATCATCATCGACGAGCAAGCTCCGCCACCAAGTATTACTGGCGTAAGCGCAAACACTGTCGTTTTGGTAGGTCAATTTCAGCGTGGACCAGCGAACAAGCTGAGTCTTCCGATTGGATCAATCGGCGAGTTCCGAGAAGAGTATGGAGCTGACAAGGCTCAATCTGGAAACAAACAATTAGTAAATAAGCGTTTTGGGCGTCTTCGCATCATTCGTGTACTTCCGACTGGGGCAGCAAAGGCAACTTTGACAGCAGACGATGGTGGAACCCCAGATGACATCATCAAATTCGACGCCAAGTATGAAGGCTCTTATGGAAACAGCATCAAAGTCACTATTGAAGCTGGATCTGGCGCCATCGGCAAAAAATACACAATCAAAGACACTTCAGAGGGCGCGGTCCTTCCTACGGAAGTTTATGACCAAGTTCTCATCGCAAATGTGGCTGCGAACAAGACTTTCGCTGGCTCCAAGCTAGTTGATGTTTCTGTCATCGCAACAACCGCAGAGCCTGCTGATTTGGCTGAGACAGCTCTTGCTGGTGGTTTGGCTGGAGCTGTTGTCGACACTGATTATGAGGCTGCCATCGCGGTTGCTGAGCAGGAAAGATCGGGCAACCTTTTGATCCTCGACGCTTACAATGCGGTTCGAAATGCCTACCTTAAGACTCACGTTGCTGCGACTCAAGACAAGATGTGCGTGGTTTGTGGTGACGAAGGTGACGACAGATCGGATGCAGTGGCTGATGCTGCCAACTACAGAGATGCAGATGGGCGAATCATCTACGGCTGGCCGTATGTTGAGACAATCATCAACGGCGGAAAAGAGCTCACAAATCCAGCTTCTTGGATTGCTTCTATTTTCTCTCAAGTTGCTCCAAGCGTGGCAATTTCCTTCACTGGAAACACGAGCTTTCTCGCTGGGATCACTGATCTTGAAATGAAAGAATCTAGAAATGGATACATCGCATTGAACGAAGCTGGCGTCTGTTGCCTAGAGCAAGATTTGGACATTGGTTTCGTGATCAAAAATGCGGTCACAACCCATATCATCAACAGCGAGAAGCGTGAGATCTTGCGTCGCCGAATGGCTGACTTCCTCACGGATTCAATCGCTCTATTCCTCAAGAACTACCAAAACCAAGTGAATTCTGTTGAAAAGCGGGATGAGGTCAAAGGTGCAATCTTGGATTTCGATACTCGCCTCGTTCGCGATGGAATCCTTCCAAGCTCTGCAGATGTTCAGGGTGGAGAGCCAGTTTTGGTGGACACAGACAGTTTAAATACGGATTCAGTTGTTGCCCAAGGTCAATTTCGAATCCTTTTCAAAAGACGAATCTTTAGCTCTATGCGGTTCATTGTTCTCCAAGCGGAGATCGGCACTGGCGTAGTGGTAACAGAGCAGTAAGGGGGAAGCAGTGGCAGCACCAAGCATAAGAGGCCATCAGGGCCAGTTCAAGTTGTTCGAGAATGGTCAGCTATCCAAGATAGTTGACATCACGAGCGTCAATGTAAACCAAGATTCAAGCTTCAGCCGAACCAATTACGTTGGCCGCGCTCTTCCAGAGGGTGATCAGTCTATTGAGGGATGGTCTGGATCTATTGATCTTGAGGTCAAAGGCCCAGAGGTCGATGACTTGATTGATGCTCTCATCACAAACAACCTCAACGGAATCGGGCTTTCTGATTACACGTTTTTGAGCACAGAGAACTATGCCGATGGAACTCGTCGATCATATGTTTACTTTGATGTTCAGTGGAAAATGGGTAAAACTCAGGGTGGTTTGACCGAAAAAATGACTAAGAAGCTTGATTTTCAAGCCTCTGGTCGCACAAAATTGTAATACGAAAAGGGCGCATATCGCGCCCTTAAAATAGGAGTTACGTTATGAGTGAAATGGTCCACAAAGTTACTTTGGACACTAAAAAAGTCGTTCTTTTGAGAGACTTCAAAATCAAACACCAAAAGCTTGCGGCTCAGGCTGCATCTCAGGCTGCTGGTGGAGATGTGACACTTCTCTCAATGTTTATGGCGGATGAGATCTTGAAAATTCTCATTTTCCAAGTTGATGGAAAACAGCCAGCGAAAGCAGATCTTGAGGATCTTGACAGCCTCTTTACAAACGCAGAATACAATCAGTTGTTGCTTGTCGTTCAGCAGTTTCAGGGAGGAGATGTTCAAGCCCCAAAGACGGAGTTCGTGAGCTCTGGCAAGTAGCTGTTTGGATAAGTCGATACACGAGTATGCGTCCAGATGATGTATTTGAGCTCACTTCCACGGAATTGAGCTATGTTTGCGAAGCGTTAAGCGATATAATAGTAAGTGAATCTGGAGAATAAATGCCATCTGCAACAGCTTTTAAGGTTTTAACAGAATTTAAGTTTGAAGTCGGAGCGGCGATTGCTGACTCCGCTGGATTACAGGGCGCTGTTGATGGCGTTTCAAATTCTGCCAAAAATCTACAGTTTCAGTTGGCTCGCGTCGGTGTCGGGTTTGCAAGTCAGCTTGGCCTAGTCGGCGGAGGTTTGGTCGGAACACTCGGTCAAGCGGTTCGACAGTTCAACATGATCGAACAACAACAGGTAAAAATTGGCGGTATCATGTTCGCCAATAGAGGCTTTTTGGCAGGTGTAAACGATGCGAACGGAGCTCTCAAAGAATCATCAAAATTTCTTTCTGAAGTGGCGAAGCAGGCTGACAAGTTTGGCCTCAATGAAAAAGCCTTGGCTGGATTCGCTTCTCTTGGCGTTGGTATTACTGCTAAAGAAGGCATTTCGCCATCGAAAAATATCGAATTCGGAAGAAATATCCTCAAGGCATCACCACAGCTTGGAATCAACGCATTCGATGCTCAGGGACAAGTCACAAGATCTCTCCTTGGAGGAGCAAGTCTTGGAGATCCGGCATTCAGAGCGGTTGTTCAGGAAACGCAGGTATTTAAAGAGTTCCAGAAGAAAGTCGGCGGCATTACTAAAGTCACTAAAGAATTCAATAAACTCCCCACGGCAGAAAGATTCAACTTATTGAATCGAGCCTTTGGGCAGTTTACTCAAAACAGTCAGCTTCTCGCGAAGCAGGCGAACACAATTCCGGCTCTGATTCTTCGGATCAAGCAGGGATTATTTGGATTCGAGGGGGCTCTAAAGCCTCTAGGTGAGTTCTTGGCTGGGCCAATTAAAGAAGTCTTAAATGGATTGGTTAAGATCATTAAAGAAAACTTAAATCCAATTCTGATGAATGGAGTGACCGTTTTAAAGCAGTTCATTCCAAATATGGACACGGCCATCGTTCGACTTCAGCAGATGTCTGATCTCGGAAAAAACTTCAAAACTGCAGGTATTGGGGCAGTCATTCTGTCGTTTGTCCCGCTCATATTGAGGTTCGGAGTTCTCGGAAAAGCTTTTGGATTTCTTGGCAAGATGGTTGCTCCCCTTGGGGCTTTGATCGTTAAGTCTGGAGGTCTTTTTGCTGTTCTGGGCAAGGGATTGTTGTTTCTGGGCAGTGCTTTTGTGAAATTTTTTCCGCCTGTGTTGGCGTTGATGACTGTTCTGGATGTTTTCAGCAGGGCGAGAGCTTTTGCAAAGATCGAGGATGCCAAAGCCATACCGGATATTATGACGAGAATTTCCAACACCGCGGCTCAGCTCGGATCTCTGTTTCAAATCCTGCTCAAGCCATTCAATACTGTGTTGGATTTCTTTGGAAAACTATTGGCTCCAATATTCAAAATCAGCACATTGCTGCAGTTTGCAGAGAGTGCTTTCAGGAAAATGACTGTCGTTCTCATTGATTTCTTTGGAATCTTGTCGGGACTGACCAGCGTCTTACTTGCGCCACTTGCAAAAGCTCTAAATGGGGATGCTCTTGGAGCTCTAAAAGACTTTAGCCCAGCAGCGATCCAAGGAAATTTCACAGAGGGAAGAGACTCTTTCTTTGAGAGAGTTCTCAAGGGAGCTGGACAGCTTCCTGCTCTTGATGGCGAAAGACCAAATGCAAGCGTCATTCAGAACATAAACAAGGTCGAGCTTCGGCAAGAGTTCAAAGAGAAGTTTGAGCCGGACCGGA